AGACATCTTCTCAGACATGATGCTCCGCGTTGACGCGGCGGGATTTCCAGTTATCCTGCACGTTCATGACGAAATGGTTTGCGAAGTACCGGAGGCACAAGCCGAAGAAGCTCTCGCAAAGATCCTTGAAATCATGCACACACCACCGCAGTGGATTCCGGACATTCCGGTCGCCGCTGAGGGACATGTACTCGACTACTACACCAAGTAATAGTTTGCTTGTGTAGACCCAAAACAACAACCGTGCAGTCGGCACGTCATCAACCGACACAACGTTTATGAAATACAGATACCTTAAAAATCATCGCGCAACTACAGTAACCGTAATCGACGACCCATCAACCCTATCATTTAACAAACCACAGTTTGCCTCTAAGGCTGAGTATCGGGCATGGTGTGCCGATGCAAACACCGACCACTGTTTCTATTCTATGGCAGAGGGCGACAGCCCAAACGCCCGCATTAGCGAAGACAATCCAGTCCATAAGATACACGGATTTGTCGCTGACTTCGACGCTCCTGTCGATTGGGACAAGATCGACGAGACTCTCAAGATCCGCTGCGAGGGCGGACACATGCCAACATGGCGTACCAAAACTCAGTCCGGCTACATCCGACTTGTGTGGGAATTTGACAAGCCACTTCCACTCGCTCCAGCACTTGCCGACTCCTTTATGAAGCGGTTGAGTGACGCGCTCAAAGCATCGATGCTGCTTGCAGGTTTCGACAAGACCAGCTTGAAGGTGTCGCAGTACTTCGAGTTGGGCGCAGACTGGACCCGTATCGGGGACCCTATTGCCATATCCTTTGTCCGTACCGTGTTGCTGAAGTCGGCAAACGATACACCGATCAAGACCGACGAAACCAACATCCCGCTCGATGACATCGCAGCGGAAGTTGCGCGTAAGTTCCCGAACCGATGGAAAGGTGAGTTCACCGTAGGTGCTCGCGGACCACTGTTCTGGATTGACGACGGCATCGACCGCGACGGCTGTCAGGTACGGGAAGACGGAATGATCTGCTACTCAGACCGTGCGGGTACAGGGTTCAAGTCGTGGGGTTCGATCTTCGGTAAGAAGTTCGTTGACCAGTACGAGGAGAAGAAACTGTCTACTCTACTAGACCAGTACTGGTTCAACGGAAAGTCATTCTACAAACTCCTTAACGGCGGACCTGTGGCGATACCGAAAGAACAACTGGTGCTCGAACTCCGTAAGGCTGGCTTCAGCCCTAAGCTCAAGAAGAACCAGACGGTGTCGGAGATCGAACAAGCTATCCTCACTATCTCCAACGACTGCCGTGTCGAAGAGGTCGCGCCTGTCGTGTTCTCCAAAGAGCGAGTGGTTGACTACTACGGCAGAAAGATTCTCAACAACTGTAGGGCAAACGCCGTGCAGCCAGCTGACAATGGAGATCCAGCTAACTGGCCGTGGATTCATTCATATCTCATGCCGTTCTTTGCGAAGGACAGTGACGGCAAGGAAACGCTGCCGTATTTCCTAGCGTGGTTCCAACGCCTGTACAAAGCGGTGCTTGAATGCCGACTCGATCAAGGGCAACTGATGATCCTATTGGGGCCAGCCGGACACGGTAAGACCCTACTCACCAACAAAATTATTGGCGCTTCGGTCGGCGGGTTTAGTGATGCCTCGGACTATCTGTCAGGCAAGACCAGCTTCAACCGTGACCTCTGCGGATCTGCCGCTTGGGTTGTGGACGACCAGACAGCAGCAGCGACCTACGCCGATCAGCGCAAGTTCGTCGAACTTACCAAGAGATGTGTAGCCAACCCTAGACTTGAGTACCATGCGAAGTACGCGGACGCCATCCCGTTGCCTTGGTCCGGTAGGGTTATGATGTCCCTCAACCTTGATGCCAACTCCCTTGCCGCCCTGCCGTCACTTGACAGCAGCAACCGAGACAAGATCATTGCGTTGCGTATCAATAGCGGACACAAGGTGAAGTTCGGCTCAAACGAGTTCGTAGAGAACACGATCAACACCGAACTGCCGTTCTTCCTCAAGTGGCTTTACGACTGGCAGGTACCGATTGAGATAAAGGATTCCAACCGATTCGGCGTTAAGACTTACATTGACTCATTCATCGAAGCCGCAGCTTACGATAATAGCTCGCGTTCTGCTATTGCAGAAATGGTCGAGTTCTTCGCTAAGAAGGTCCGTGAAACCGTATCTCTTACCAAGTGGCGCGGCACTCTTACTGAGTTCACCGTTGTGCTACAAGAATGTAACGGCGGTCGTAGCGTCGGCAACAGCGGAAATCTGGAGTTCGTCCGTCGCGGCATGACGGTCCTCGAAGAGGTAAGTCAGCACAACAAGAACGTACGGCCTGTACGGAGCAAGGGTCAAGGTGGCGGCAAGATCTGGGAGATTGATCTCTCAGAGGCGTACGACATCGATCAAGGCGGCGACTTCTAAGAAATCAACGGACCCGCTTCTTCGTGATCTTCACGGAGGGCGGGTTCAGTTCTGAGATGGGTACCACAAACTCATCAGAGAAAGATAGCTTGCCATCATTTGGATCAACATTGCCTTTAGGCAGGAAGGTTGCTTTCGCAATAAACTCTTTTGCTGGCAACCAACCAATAATAGTGGCGAGAGTCATTTGTTGGTTACACCTAACAAAATAGTAGACATCACATTTGCTGCCTATCTTTTCTGCACTGGACTCTGCACCGTACACGCGAGCCACATAATGGGGTTCCGGCACACTAGCGGCCTTAGTCGTTTTCACGTCAATGGTTACGCCGTCTGGCATAGTGATGTCGTAAGCGAAGTTTATGTCGCCTACCCTGCTGCCGCCGATCTCACGATGAACAAGCATCTCGCCCATCATTCCAATCTCGTTGCCCCGACCTCTTGCGATTGAGCCCCTGAGCACACCCATCGCTTTGGCTTCAGCGCGTGCTTGTTTCCGGTCTTCACCGGAAGGTTTAATGACTATCATTAGTACAGTTGGTAAATACGATTAAGGTTGCCAGTACCGTATGGGTCAACATTCAGCCTCGGGATGGCAGCGCCCCTTGAGGTGGCGGCTTCCTCTTCCATCAGCTGCATGCACTTGTTCCAGTGGTATTCGGCACGCTCGATATCGGCGTTATCCTCCATCAAGCGGCCCATAAGACCGTGCTTTAGAGCACCGACATTTCCGACATACACGATGTCGTTATCGGAGCGCACAGGTTGGAAGGCTCGTTTGCAGAGAACATGAACGACAGTTTCGTCATTGGTCGAGCGGTTCAACCTGAATCTACGATAGCGAGTGACGCCGGAATCCGGTCCGACTGTGGCAATTGTGGTATCGGAATTGCCCGCAGTAGTTCGGATGTCGTAGGCATCCGTAAGACCGTCGAAGCGGATACTAATCACAGCGTTAATGTCCTCTGCAAACGTGAGAGGCACATCGTTGTCGGATACGGTATCGGTGGTTGACTGATAAATCTTATCGCCATCTGTCGCTGTGACCACGATCTCGCCGCCGTCATTAGGATTGAAATTGGTTTTCGTCGGTGACTGGTCGGACGGAACAATGTGCAAAGTATCGGTAGCGGTAGTAATCAACCGCTTCAACGGGTGAAAACCAGCGTCAACCAGACCCCATGTAAGGTCAGCTGCGCCGACCCCCATGCCGACCGATTTGAAGTCGTGCCACAAAGAACGGACGGGCACTGGCTGGTTATCCACAATGGTGTGAAGTACCGAATCGGCTTCGTCCGGCAGCGTAACGCAATTGTCAACAACAGGCAGACTGTACTGGATAGTAAGATCACGGTAAGTCCCCATGTTGTAGATACGAGACAAGACCTGATTAAGGCTTGTCTTGAACTCGCCGTCTGGTTCGATGTACTGACTGAGCATCGGAACCAGCTGATTTACCGTAGTGGCGGGCATTACTTTTTGGGTTTAACTTTGACGTCGCCGGAATGTAGTTCGCCCTTCAGCTTGCCTTGCTGCTTGTCGCTCAGGGGGCTTACCTTACTAAGCAGATAAGATACCTGTTTCTTGGTCTTGGTCTTCATGGTGGGTATAGGGTACAGGAAAAAGGGTGGGGGGTCAAGTACGGTTTTACCACTTTCCGATAGGGCATTTCTCAGTAGCGATGCGGAGTTTAGCCTGTGTGGAGCAGCCGCACTTCTTGCAGCGACCTGTCCCGCCGAAGGCTGTGGGGTCCCATAAGTCACAGGCGGAGCAGATTGTTTTACGGTCTTCGAGTACGTCGTTAGCTACAACCTGAAACCCACTACTAGCCCACCGTAATATTGAATTACTCAAAGTACCAGCCATTTCTAAAACTGAAACAGTACTACTTACCTCTTGATCTTGTTGGTTTCTGTCAAGCTGCTGCTTATGCGCTGTATTGTTTTCTCCGTTTTTCACGCACAGTGCACATACTCCTTTACTCGGAAAACCCCCATAAAAATCTAGGGAGCAACGGTTGGAAGAGTCGGAAATACTTATTGCGTACTGGCACATTATTCTAGAGTAAAGGTACCCGAATCTTGTGTTGTATTTTGATTCGGTGGTATACCAGTTGTCAATGATGCTGTACCACTTCCTGATATAGGTAGGGGGTTTTGTATTACAGCGAAGGGAGTACTTGAAAAAGCGAGACTAGATTGTGTACCAGTAGCAATAGCCGTTACTGATAAGTAACAAGCATTATTGTCATTATAAATAGAAAGTCCAGCACCTGCAAGAAAAAGAAATCCGAACGGTACACTCAATACGGTTCCGTTGGCTGAAGCCCCAGATAGATTGTCAAACCTAGCAACAAGAGAACCACTGACCAGTGTACCAAATTGAACAGTAAGCAATACCGATGAAACACCAAAGAGACCAGCCAATGAATTACAGCTAAGGCAACACGGGCACTCGGTAGTAGACACATATGTCGCCATATTTGATTAGATGTTCAGGGTAACGGTAACGGAGCCCTCACCGCACTCTGCGTCGATTGAAGCTGAATTAAGTCTGCTCTCAAGAGCGGCAATCAAAGCACGCAACTCTGAATCGTCATAGACCCCACCATTATTATTTCGGTCTTTTTTGTGTACCTTAACCTCTTCCTCGGCACCCTTTTTCTGTTTGGTGTCGCGTGTGGTGCTTTTAGCAATTTCCCTTTTGTGGCCGTTAAAAAGGTCATCTTTAGCCTTTTGCGTTTTATCACGGAGGGCATCACGATTCGCTCTAGCTTCCGCTTTACGTTGTTCACGCTGCATCTGTAGCATATCCCTATGGTAGGATTGCCTATCCCCAAACTCGTCGTAATAATATCGGTCTCCCATATTAAATAGTTATAGTTACTGCAACAGAGCTGCCAGCAGTTGGGGACGATATACCAAATGTCGGTGCTGGAGACTTAATTGAGGTTGCTTGTAAAGATGTGCCATCAGAATCAAAAACAAAATATGGCGCTAGATTTTTATCTTTCTGAAGCGTTGTAGCAGCTGAAGCAGCAGGTCTAGTTTTATATTTTGAGTTATGGATGTTTTGAGCTAACGTTTGAGCTTTTTGTTGGACGTCGCTGGGTATCTCTATTTTACAATCACCAATACTACCCGTACGCGTCTGCCATTGTTCAGCAGAGAGTATTGTATTTATATCATCAATTGAATCGCAGATAACAGGGAAATAAGAGCGTGCGACGCCCAAATAATATAGTCGTTCTGGTATTATTATATTACACGACCCATATGTGCTTGTAAAAACCACAGATGTTTCTTTTTGTGCATAAAACAAAGTATATTGTGGGGATACTAGATCATTAAATATTTTGTATCGTACCTCATAATCAGGTTCAAAGTTACTCAACACATGCCTAACCCTCGTCTGACCAGTAGTTGTTGTAACAAATTTATTGGAATAAAGACCGTCGATGTTTATTAGCACAACACTGACTTCGTACAGATCCAAGACTGTTTTACTTACTTCATAACCAGCAACAAAGTCCCCACCAACCATGAGTTGAAAGAAATCATCTGAAATTGGTAGGTCTGGAGTAACTGCGTACTTAAGCCCAGATACATCTATATCCTCTTCATTGACAGTGATATCAATTGGTCCATGTATGGAGGTCGGGAGTTCAATTTGTTGAGCATTTGCATTGCCGTCAATAGCAGTCGCAACACCAATGGTCTCGCGCTTAGGTCTAAGTTGAACTATCGGATATTGATCACGGATAGCTTGTGGGTCATCAGTTAAAAACCGAATAATCTTAGCTGCATAAGGGCCCGTGGGTGGGCTTTGCAAATCGTAATCAATATAATAAGCTGTGTCAGTATCTGTAGAACCGTCAGCATTAATCGTCGTAGCCGATACAAATTTAATATTAACTGAATTTAATTTGTTTGGGAAATTATAATCAACATCCTTCGGTACGTCAGGTAGGCGGATAGGTATAAACTTACCGTTGCTGTCCAACATACTCTCAAGACCGACAATACGTGAGACAGTCTCGATATCGTACCAATTATTTACGTTCTCTACCTGCACAGTGACACCAACGGAGTTTTGTACCGTAGGTCCTGTGCCTTTTTTAATGATCGTCTGTGTTACAGACACAGCTTTTTCGATATTATCATCGTACTTTATAGACGTCCGCACCTTAGGTAAGTAGACACGCTCAATCACCACATAGAGGTTATCGAGTGGTTCTGGTGCCTTCTCGATGTTTTCACCGACAAAAACAAATCCGCCGTACACAGCATCAGATGAACCAAACTGCGGATCAGCGGACGTACCGACTGTCGGTATGGTCGCGTTGTACGAAGCTCTATTCAAATACTGAGCCCTCGGAATAATGTAGGTTCTTGTAAGAGCCCTTCCGTCCTCGTCAACAAAGTTGTATAGGTCTTGATTGTTCCTGTCTGCGGCATAGTAAAACCGATACAGGATGCCGGAGTCGCCTTCCGGTACGATATAGATCAACTTGTGGTTGGGCCAGTTGGCGACATCGTAGTGGGCGCTGCCGTAGGTCGGCGTAGTTGTCGGCATAGAGCCGATTTCGTAGAATAGGATGTCCGTACCCAACGGAGTAACACGCTGAAGGAACCTTTTCTTAGCCGGATTGGACAGCGAATTGACAGCATCAGTCGGTGCTACAAACTGTTTCTTGAGTAAGAACCAGTCGTCCGAAATCTGGTCTCCAATAAAAAACGAACCGTCTGCTTGTTGACCCCAGAAAGGATTGTTTGGGTTGGCAAATAGATCCTCGACTTTACCAGCACCATTTACGTCTGTGCCTCTAGGATAGACAACCTCGTCAGACTCAAGCGACCTACCAGTTACGTTATCGTAAACAACACCGTCCAGTTTCACGCCACTTGTCGGGGTAGCCCTAGATACAGTGCGAATGAGTTTTACATCCGGATTAAGTTGGTCTTCTTTTTTACTGAGTTCCGAGCCAGAAAGCTGCGGCATCTCTGCAAGACCTTCAGCGATTTCTTCGGTGATCTCCTGCTGGATTGATGTCCTAAAGCGGTCTGGTAGCGGGTCAACTCGATCAGCAGCATAAGATAGTTTATACTCCAGAAACGCTGTCTCAACATACGTATGCACTTCGGCCACATACAAAGAGTCTAGTTCCTGCTGCTCGATGCGTTGTTGTTGGCGGTCAAAGAATATGTAATCAACGCCATCAAACTTACCTTCTGGTATGTTTGGTATTGGTGTACCAAACGCAATATCAAGGGGCTCAAACCCTTCGCGTGGAGTCACATAAGAGCGTTGGATAACGCGGAACTCTCTACCGCCGACGTTACCAATTATGTTCCTATAGCCAACAGAGAAGTTGTAGAGATCCTGATTCTCTCTGTCGGCAGCATAGAAGAACTCAAAAATCTCATTACGCTCGATATCAACAGGCTTAATGAACACCAATTTGTGGTTAGGCCACTTCGTAGTATTCGGATGAGGCGTGCCGTATTCGGGAAGATTCGTACGGTTGCCGTCACGGACCTCGCTAAACAAGACATCCCCGACAATAGGTGTGGGGAAGATCTTGCGGTCTTGCCTATACGGGGCTTGTGGTAATTGGGAGACTGGCATATTAGAATACGGGGGTTGCGACTAAGCGCATACGCTGCGGGGTTCCGGTTTCGGCACCCCCTACGGAAGCCACAAAAATCTCAACGTAGTCATTCGTGGCAAATTCGATGATCCAGTTTGACACCAGCTTGGCGACGCCTACACCAGCTTTAGTTGGGCACACCGCATTACACTGTGTGGCGTTAATCACCGTTCCGTTTTTTGCAATTTTAATACTGAACTGTGCCCCATCAGTAGCTGAAAACATATCCATGCTGGCGAACACTAAGAACTTACGAGTCTCGGAGCCTGTATAGCGCAGACGGTTATTTACACCGTTTATATCAAATTCAGCGGCTGCATCCAGACTCGTATTGATGACTAACTTAGCATAAGTAGTAGTGTATGCTGTTGATGTTCCCGCAGTCTGGCCTCCAATCTGGCCGTAGGCTGAGGCTGCAACGCCAGTACCGCCATTAGCGACAGGCAAAGTGCCTGTCACATCTGTCGTGAGGTCAACCTGCCCATATGAAGGGGCAGTGAGAAGTCCGGTTGAACGGAGCACAGTATTAGCCTCCCCACTGGCGAGTTTCGATAGGGTTGTAGAACCGCTCGCATACAGAATATCTCCGATGCCGTACGAACCCTGTCCAGTTCCACCATTACCGGCAAGGAGTGTGCCTGAGACGTGTGTCGTAAGACCTACTTTTCCGTAGGCTGGGGCTACGCCTACACCGCCAGATAGGAGAGCATTACCTGTAGCTACGTTGACAAGTTTCGATAGAGCCGTAGAGCTGCTCGCATACAGAATATCTCCGATGACGTAGGACGCCTGTCCTGTTCCACCATTACCGGCAAGGAGTGTGCCTGAGACGCCAGTAGTAAGGGGCAGACCAGTGCAGTTCGTGAGTGTGCCGGAGTTTGGTGTGCCGAGATCTGTACCACTGCCGAGAGTTTTATTGGTCAATGTTTGTGTTGCAGTAGTGCCGACCAGATCTCCAGCTGGTTGGGTCACAGCGGTAAAAGCATTTGTTCCATTCCCTTTAAGGATACCGGAAAGAATAGCTGCGCCAGTGCCGCCTTTATCAACAGGCAGTGTACCTGTCAGATCGGTAGACATATTGACAGCGCCCCAGACAGGAGCCGCTGCGCCATTAGACTTCAAAAACTGACCAGCCGTACCAGCTGACAGCATCGCGGTTGTATTCGCTGCTGTTTGATACGGTACAGAACCAACAGAGCCACTAGCGAGATTTGTTGCTGTGGTTGCGGTAGCAGCAGTACCTGTTGTATTTTGGTTAAGGGTCGGAAAGTCACCAGCGACAGCGATCGATGGCGCACCAGTACTGGTCGTGTTTTTTACAATGCCAGTAGCCAGACCAGCCATTGAGACGTTGTTGATTTTGGTTACAGTTAGTACACCAGAAGCATCTGTGACATCTCCGGTATGAGTGATGTTAGAGACCTTAGCAGTATTGGTGACGTGCTGATTAAAAATAGCTGCGCTCATCAAGCCACTGACGCTTGACGTTGCGGTTGGGATCACGTCGCTACCACCAGTAATGTGGGTGCTGGCGTGGCTGGACGGAACTGAAACGCCAGCGTCTGAGATGGTCAAGATGTAGGTATCTGATGGCATGGTATTAACTGATTGGGTCTACTGGAACTCCTTTAGTGATGTTGGCTCGTACGATTACGGAACCATAAAGAAGACGCTCCATGACTGTTCCGCGTTTCATGAAGATGTCGTACTCGTAATCTCCAGCTGGTTTAAGCAGTAGGGTATTTGCCTCTGTAAGGGCTAAGGAAACCTGTCCATTAACACCACTATCGAGAATAGTTGTTGTAAATGACACTACTTCTTTCTTAGTAGCCGTCTCACGGATATCAGCATAGAACGTAGCACTGCCGATATTGACGGCAGCACTAGCCTGATTCTGGATCGTCAGCACGAAGTTGTATTCGGCAGCGCGATCAATTGTGATATCGTAGTTAGCGGCGAGCATTTTAGTTAATCTTAGAGGGCTCTATAGAAGATAGCTGTTCCGGTGATTACACCAGTGCCGCCAGTAATGGGGGTATCAATGCGGAGTAGTGCTGGATAGGTGATCGACGTTTGAGTACCAGAAAGAAGTGGAGCATTTAGGGCCGTCGTAATTGTGCCAGAAGTAACCCACTGCATAGCGCAGTAATCACCAGCAGGAACGGTTGTAGCGGTCACGATTACAGCACCGCCGCGTCCGGCATTTTGTTTGAGGATTGTGTCAGTCATAGGAGTAGTCTATCTAAAGGTTAGGGTTTAATCAAGGGTTATTGGTAGTGTTAAGAGATGAATCCAGCATTTACGGAATAAGTTCCTGTAATAGTAACACCTCCATTAACTACTTTATTCGAGCTTGCAAATGACGAAACA